ACCAATAGTCTTTCCTTTAAACGCAGGAACGGCGACAGAGATGAGTGTACTCATTCTAAATCATGAAACAACTGCAACAACTTGCAAAACTTATTATCAGTTAAAGACTGAAGAAGGCAAAGTTGTTCAAGGTGATAACTATGATTTAACAGAAGAAGAATTTGCAGCGTGGGGAGAGGACAATACTTGGGTTGACCAATGCGTAGCAAACGCGATAGGAGTAACAATAATAACATTCTAAGATGAACTTAACAGAGGAACACTTAAAGCAGTTAGACGCTTTCATTCAAGAAATGCCTGTGAAATTTGGCTTACCATTGATTCAGTTTTTCAACAAGATAAAAGAGGAAAGCGAAGAAACAAATGGCTAACGAACAGAGCGCACCCAACTTCTTCGCTGTCGTGAACGACATGGCAAAACGCTTTGTCGAATTGATGCAGTCCGACTATCGCATGAAGCGAAAAGTAGGACGCAACTACACCAACGCTGTTGCAAGTGGTACGCTCGAAAAGTCGCTCGCCTATCGGTTGCAAATTAAAGGATCGTCTATAAACATTTCCGTCTACGCAAAAGGCAAGGCAGGGCAATACTTTTTGTTTCGTGAAAAGGGTGTCAATGGAACGCAGAAGTCACAAGGCGCACCGTACTCATTCAAACGCGGAAGCGGAAGCAAACCCGCGAAAGGACAAATGTCACCAATGCAAAAGGCTATCTACGATTGGATGACAATCAAAGGTATTCGCCTTCGTGATAAGAGTAGTGGAAAGTTCAAGAAGTCGACTGAGGAACTCAAACAACAGGTGGCTAAACTCATTATGTTCAAAGTTCGTCGTGACGGAATCAAGGGGTGGCACGCATTCGATTATGCGATGGAAAACATTTGGGACGAATACGAAGCGCAAGTGGTAGCAGCATATCAAAAGGACTTCACGGCAACGTTAGAAAATCAACTAAAAGACATTTAATAATATGGCAATTACAATCAACGATCAACCATACCAATACACACCAGTTGGTCAGCGACTTATGCTCGTTGCTTCATCAACGAATGTGGCGAACGCAGGCTTTCGCTTTGTGTTCGACTTTGGTTCTTTCCAAGTCAACGTGCAACCCAACGCAAGCGACAAGGGAATCTTAGACCTCGCGCCTATATTTCGTGAGCAACTACAACACGACGCAAACGAACACTTTCAAACTACAGGGACGGAGAACAGCAGCGTCGCGTTTATTTCGTGTACGATAAAAGAAGGGTGGCTCGTTGACGGAGCGTTTACCGTTAGCGGTTCGGGCATGGCTGACATCGACGACGTCTACGCGTTCCTCGCTGAATACCAAGTAAGCGACGGATACAAACCAAACCCGAACACACGCTACGCGCTCGACGGAATCACGAAGTATTTAATGAGCGAACGAAATGTCGACACTCACAAATGGAGCGAAGCGGCAGCGCGTGGATTGTCCAACGACTACGTCTACATACCAACTCGCGTTGGTGACTATGGTGTTTTGTACGCACCTTCAGCAACGCTTTTGCTTGCAGATAACGACTTTGATATTGCAGTAATTAGCACTTACGACAACACAAATACGCTGATTGAAACGCTTTCGTTTGCAATGGCTGACAACGATTCAGTCGTTAACACAATAGCAGCTTTTTACGCTAACGTAGAAGCAACAGGAATCAATTTAACAGGTGCTAAATACTACACTATACAAATTGGAAAAGAAATTGCGTTCCCCGTTTACACACCTGCTTCACGCGTGTATTGTTTCTATATTGTTCCTGACGATTGTCGCTTTGACAATGTGCGTTTGGGTTGGACGAACACTTGCGGTGGTACTGATTACTTTAACTTCAGCAAGAAGTCGGAGTTGTCGTTTAACTACGATCGCAAACAATACCAAAAAGTAGTCGGAAGTTACAACGCTTCGTCGTTTGGTTTCGACACCTTCGACAGAGGCATGACCGACCGCTACGTTACAACAACGAAAGGACTACAAATAAATAGCGACTGGGTGTCGGTTGGTGAGTTCAATCTACTTCAAACACTTTGCCGTTCGAACGACGTGTTCATAATTAACGACAACGGCACAATGACACCTGTCTTAGTCGACACTCAGAACTTCGTTATTAAAGACGAAAGATATTCAAAACTTTACAACGTTACTTTGAATTTGAAATATTCTCAACCTGTTGGCTTATGATGAATCAAGTGATACTAACGTTAACCGATAGCAACGGCAACAGCGCGATTCTCGACCTTTATGAGAACGAGAAGATGCACCTCAATTACAAGTTCACCGACATTACCGACTTCGCTTCTGTGGGCAATTACTCGCAGGAGTTTCGTGTTCCTGCAAGTGCGACGAATGTAGATTTTTTCGGTGCTATCTTCAACGTAAATTTCGACGGTTGGTTTGATTTTAGAAAGAAGGTCGAAGCGGTGTTGACTGTTAACACGATACCCATTGCAAGCGGTCACATTCAAGTTAAAAAATTATATTGGCAAAGCGGTAAACTATTCGAGTTTGAGGTTGTGTTTTTCGGCGAAGTTCCAAACCTTGCACGCTTGTTGAACGAGAAAAAGTTGAAAGACATTGAGAGCATCGTTGCAGGTGATTTGGACTACGATCTATTACACGAATACGTTGAAACACCACCTAACGAACACACGATTCTAACGTTGTGCGATAAGTGGAATCTGACGGCAAGTAATCCAGAGGGACAACCTGTTTATTCAACCGTTCTCGCAGGGCAACCGACTTACAAACCGCTTTATGTTGGACACTTAACACCTGCCGTAAAGGCGCAATACTTGTTTGACGAAATAATGAACGACGCAGGGTTGCAGTATTCGAGTGATTACTTAGGCGACATACTCGAAAACGTTTATGTCCCTTTTGTGAACGGGCAGTATTTGAATAGTTCGTTGGGGTTAAATGACAATGCTGCGAATCTTGCTCTTGCTTCCAACGTGAACGGATTAACTTTCGCACCTTCAAATAACATTTACAATTTATATTCTTCATTTACTGAATACGAAGACGCAGGAAACAATTGGAGTGCTGGTGTTTTTACTGCGCCATATTCTGCTCAATACTCATTTAACATTGCAGCAAATGGACGCGTAAATACTTTGAACGGAGAAGACTTTGGGAACTATCCAGTTAAGATATTAGTTTATGTTAACGATGTTTTCACTTACGAATACGAATTACTTCAAACAAGTTATTTATTCTTTTTGAATACAACACAAACTTACGCTTTCAACGGAGGTGATACCGTTAAATTCAAATTGCAAATTTTACCACAAGATTCAACCGCAGGGACATTCACTTGGGACGTTGATTTATTTGGTGTTGGTGGTGTAAATCAATTCGGTTGTGGTGTTGAGATTGCAAGTATTGGAACTTCGCTTGTTGGCGACACTTGTCTTATGGAGTTCAACGCTCCAGATATGAAGCAAATCGATTTCATGACATCAATACAAAAGATGTTCAACCTTGTTTTCGTCGCTGACAAGACGCTGCCGAATACGCTTCGCATAGAACCAATGGTTGAGTACATAGCAAGCGGTAACACGTTAGACTGGTCGCAGAAACTCGACCTGTCGAAAGACATCATGTACTCACCAACAACTGACCTACAAAAGGCGAAGTTCACTTTCACATACACAGAAGACGGAGATTACTTCAACGGAATATACAAGGACAACGGACGAATCTACGGAAGATATGAAGTTACCGAATCAGACTTTGAAGTAATTAACGAGTTCGCGACGGGCGAAGAAAAGGTTGAGTTAGCGTTCGCGTCGACACCTTCCGCGCCTGTGGAAAATACAGATGTTGTTGTGCCTAAATTCTTAAATGCAGAAGGTCAATTCGTGCAACCTAAACCGCGCATCCTTTACTACTTCGCTGACTTCTTTGTCAATATGTACGACGAAGTTTCGGACGGCGTAATTCAAACGGCGGTCAAGTGTCTAAACAACTACTCGACAATGAACGCGACGGTTACGGATAACGACCTCAACTTCGCTCCCGAAATACCACCGCACACAATCATTGCGAACCCATACAACAATCTTTACAACCGTTGGTGGAGAAACTACTATCGCGAACTATTCGACGGGCAAGCGCGCATCTTAGAGGGAATGTTTGCACTTACTTTGAACGACGTATTCAGCTTTCAATTCAGCGACAAAATATGGATAATAGATTCGTGGTGGCGCGTGTTAGAAATTCAAGGCTACGTCGTTGGTGAACAAGACCTAACGAAAGTAAAACTTATTCGCGTTCTCGACATCGACAACGGCTGCGACATCGTGCCTGTATCTGCTAACCTCGACCAATCGTTAAATTGGGAAACACCGAATGGTGATCCTGCGACAGTAACGCAAGATTGTTGTGTGCGCTTTGGTTACAATTGGAACAGCACAAAGAATGATTGTTTCTCACAACCAAACAACGGCACACGTTCCTTCATTACGCAACAAGTTCCTTCGTTAGCACCAACACGATTCGGTGCGCCTGTGAGTTTCAACGGCTCAATCACGCAACCAGTTAGAACAATTACAACTGACTACGTTGTAACGAATTTCGACCGCATGATTTTTGCAGATACGACAGCAAATGGAATAACAATTTATCTTCCTTCTGCAACGACAACGGCAGGACGTGAATTGATAATACAACGCGTTGTTTCGGGAGCTAATCCACTCACGGTTCAAGCATACACAGGAGAAACGGTTGAGGGAAGCGGAAGCGTAACGTTGAGCGCAGCAGGTGACACAATAACAATTATATCAAATGGAAGCGACTTCAAAGGGACATCTACAAAATAAAGCTGGCGCAATGGTCGCCTGTTTAGAGTTCATAAAATTGAACATAAAAAGCAATAGCGAGTTCGGACGCATCGCGAACGGCAAGCGCAAGCTACAAATGTGGAAGCACTACGCTTGGAAAACAACGCGCATTTCCGTAAACGTCGCCTTTTGGATATTTATACTTTATAAACTATTATTCTAAATGGCGAATACAATTGACTTTAATGTAAACACAAACGCGGTCACCGTCCTCAATCAAACGGCAACAGCGGCAGACAATACAGCGAAAGGGTTCACGTCTGCGAAGGCAGAACTTCGTGCGCTGAATCAGCAGTTGTTACAAATGGACGCTTCAAGCGAGGAGTTCAAAAAAGCATCTGCGCGTGCTGCCGAGTTGAAGGATAACATTTCCGACTTATCGTCAGAAATTAACGCAAATGCTGGTAATGCTTTCGAAGGTCTTTCAAATAACATCGGGTTATTTAGTTCGCGTTTAATGTCGCTTGATTTAAAAGGAGCAGGTCAATCGTTAAGCGCAATGGGTAATGCGGTATCTCGTATTGACTTTAAGACTTTAAAAGATGAGGTTGGCGGTTTAGTTAAAGGACTTGCTAATCTCGCAGGTGCTATTGTCGGCAATCCATTACTTGCGATTGGTGGTGCTGTTGCATTACTTGTTGTAAACTTTGACAAGATAAACGCAGCGTTAAGTGGAACGGCTGAGAAAGTTAAGAAACTTGAAGAATCAAATGTTGTTCTTGAAAAACAAAACTTGATTCTTGACAATCGTATTAACAAAGAGAAAACCTTATACGGAGAAAGTTCAAAAACACTTGAACTTGAAAAAGAAAAGGCGCAGAACAATATAAAAGTTGCAGAGAATGAACTTGCGATTGCTCAAACAACTGGCGACATTAATACAATTCGTGAGAAGGAAAACAAGTTACTTGAAACTCGAAACTTGTTAAGCGGTATAACAGCAGCAGGTGAAGCAGACAGAAAGAAGTTAGTTGAAGAAGCGAAGAATTTAACTATTGAAGGTTATAAAGAAGAACAGGAAAGAGCAAAAGCAATAGCAAAGTTTGAAGATGCAAGAGCGCAACAACTTGGAGTTATTGCAGAAAAGCAAAGGTTGATAAAAGCAAATCTTCAAAAAGAAGAATTGATTGGAACGGAGCAACAATACACAACTGAACGAGCAAACTTTGTTCAGAAAGATATTGAAACAAAAAAAGTTTTAGTTGTTAGCGACAGACAAAAACAACTTCAAGCAGAATTAAATCAACTTGTTGAAGAAGAACAAATTTTAAGAAATGCCAAACTTGCAATTGCAACAGGAACAACTGTTAATGAATTAAAGAAACAAGAATTAGCAATACAAAAAGATTTAAACAAAGAGAATAAGACAGCGGAACAACTTCAGAAAGAAGCGGACGACGCTGAAATGGCACGTCGTAAGAAATTGAACGATGATATGATGGCTGAAGATGATCGAATGGCGTCTATCGGAATTAATGATTTAATAGAAAGACAAAAGAAAGCAGGAGACACTCAACTTGTTACTGAAATGCAGATTCACGCAAATCTGACTGCATTAAGAGCGCAACAATCACAACAAGAAATTGAAGATTTAAGAAGAGCAGAAGACGCAAAAGCACAGCTTCGCGTCGACGCAATGAAGACATCGTTATCTATTATTAGTGATTTAGCTGGTGCATTTGCAGGAGATAGCGAAAGACAACAAAAGAAAGCGTTCCAAATTCAAAAGGGGGTTAGCATTGCAACAGCAACAATAGACACTTACTTAGCAGCGCAAGGAGCGTATCGTTCGCAAATGGTTATCAGTACACCAGACGCACCTGTTCGCGCAGCGGTAGCGGCAGGAATTGCAATTGCCCAAGGTCTTGCACGCGTGGCTATAATTAGCAAACAACAATTTAACGGAAGCGGTGGGACAAGTGGTGGCGGTGGTGGTGGAAGCGTTCCAAGTGCGGGAGGTACTGAGGCTCCTTCACCTGCAAACTTTGCCTTTGTTGGCAACCAACCCAACCAACAACCACCGCTACAGGCATACGTCGTTGGAACGCAGGTGTCGAGCAATTTAGAAGCACAACAATTAATACAAAACCAATCACGATTAGGAGGATAAAAATATGAACAAAAAAATTAAAGTTATTGAATACGGAATCGACGACGCAGGTTTGCTCGGCGTTTTTTGTATAAGTATGGTAGAACAACCTGCAATAGGTGTGGACTTCGTTGCACTTTCAGAACAACACTCTGTAAAATTCAAAGAAGATTTTAGAGGTCTTTTGTACGGTGCTTTGCTTATTCCCGACCAATTGATTTACCGACGCGACGACAAGACAGAAGAAGAATACTATGTGAAGTATTCGAAGGACACTATTCGCGCTATTGCTTACAATTACTTAAAGCAAAACATGACGAACAACGCAACGGTTGAACACGCGAAAACTGTTGAAGGTGTGTCGCTTGTTGAAACATGGATAATTGAAGGCGAAAACGACAAGTCTAAGAACTTCGGCTTCGACCTTCCAGAAGGAACGTGGTTCGGTTGCATGAAGGTCGAGAACGACGAAGTAAAAAAACAGATTCAAAACAAAGAAGTGTTGGGTTTTTCAATCGAAGGAAACTTCGCAGTAGAGAAAGAAATGTACATGAGTAAGCACGACGAATTCGCTGCCATTATGGACGAGTTAACGCAGTTGTTAACCTTAGCCACTCAAGAAGAAATAGACGCGCGTTACGACGACTACATGAGCGCGGTGAATATGACCTACTCAGAACTAAAAGCGTGGTCAGAAACCGAATGTTCGCAGTTGGCTTCACTTGATCGTGCGCCGATAAACAGAAATCTTGAACTTCTTCAAACAAACAAAGCGGAGTGGAACGACAGCCATTACGAAGACGCAGGAAAGACAATCGCGTTTATCAATCGTATGCGCGAGAACTCAGCAGGCGACATATTGGAAGACAGCAACGGGAACGTCTGCGGAAGTAAGCGCACAATTTCTCTTTTGAACTGGGCATACGATCCGAACAAGTAATGAATATCGAAGCAGGTGGTTTCTTAAAGGTCGAACTATTCAACGACGACGCTACCCTGTTTCTTAACGCACTCACCAAAATAACGGACGAGAGCGGTAAAATGGGGTTCAAGTCTTATGGATTGAGCGACGACGAAATGAAGACGCTAAACGCTATACTCGATTCTTTAGGATAAAAAAAACGGAGGGTAACTACTCCCTCCGTCAAACCTAAAATCAAAATCAACCTATGAAAAGCCGAATTGTGAAACAAATATACGAGTTTTTCTATTTAGCTACTAAACATTTAATAAACACTTATATGAATTTACGAGAAAAAGTAAATGCACTATTCGCAAAACACAATGTTAGCCTATCTGCTGAAGAAGTAGTTGAGGTTAAACAAATGGTTGAGGCAATACTTGCAGACGGAACGAGTATCTACTCGGACAGCGACACATGGGCACCTGGTGTTCGTGTATTATCTAAGGACGCAGACGGCAATGAAGTCGTGGTTGCGGACGGAGAATACACAACAGCAGAAGGTGTGATTGTAGTCGTTGCTGACGGACTACTTGTTGAATTGAAACCAATGGTTGAAGAAGAACCAGAGGTTGAAGTTGAAGAAGAAAAACAGTCTACGGACGAATCACTAAGCAAAGAGGTTGAAGGACTTCTTTCGTTGGTTGCTAAGTTGGAAAGCGAACTTTCAGAAGCTAAAAAAGCAAATGAGAATCTTTCAAGCGAAGTAACAAAATTAAGCGCACAGCCTGCTGCGACTTCAATCAAAGAAGTAAAGCAAGCAAAACAAACAGCTTCGAAGCCATATCACAAAATGAGCGCAGAAGAACGTTTCTTATTTCACTTAAACAAATAAAAAAATAAAATAAAAAATGGCTACTACAACATCATTAACAACTACCTACGCAGGTAGAGAAGCAGCAGGATACATCCGCGCTGCGTTTTTAAGTAACGAGTCTTTGGCTGCGGTTACAATCAGAGAGAACATTGAATACAAGCAAGTTATTCGCAAGCTCGTTGACAACGTTACTTTCGAAGCTCCAACGTGTGACTTTACTCCACTTGGAACGGTTACATTAACCGAGCGTATCTTGACACTTGAGAAATTTCAAGTTCACAGACAATTGTGCAAAAAAGATTTCTTAGCAGATTGGGAAGCGAAGTCTGAGCAAAACGGACAACTTCACGCTTCATTGGCTGACGCTATTATAGCTAACGTTTTAGCAGGTGTTGCAGCTCGCAACGAGGTCTTGATATGGCAGGGTGTTAACGCTAACTCTGGCGAATACGCAGGTTTCGAGACATTGTTCTTGGCTGACGCTGCTGTTCTTGACGTTGCTGATCCAGAAGCAATCACTTCTGCAAACGTTATTGACGAAATGGCGAAACTTGTTGCTACACTTCCAACACGCGTAAAGCGTGCAACTGAGAAGCCTGTAATCGCAGTTTCTTCTAACGTTGCTGAAGCATACAGAAGCGCGATTCTTGGTCTTGGTGGTGGTTACTACCTTTATCAAGGAGAATCAGTTGTAATGAACTGGCAGGGACAGTATGACGTTATCGAATGTCCGGGTATGTCTGACGACACAATGGCTTTCTATCAGAAGTCGAACTTGATTTTTGGAACTAACTTGTTAGACCAATGGAACAACGTTGCACTTTTGGATATGTACGCAAGTGACCTTTCTGACAACGTTCGTTTTGCTTGTTCTTTCTTCGCAGCGGTTCAATACGGTTTCGGCAACGAGATTGCATTCTACCAATACACTGCATAATTCAACCATTCTAACCCTTGCATAATAGAGGTAGCGGCATAAACACCGCTCCTCTTTTGTGCTAATAAAAAACATACAAATATGGCAAATTGTGAATTGACTATCGGCTTTAATTTAGAGTGTAAAGACGCGATTGGCGGAATTAAAAAAATCGTTTTAACCCAATGGAACTCAAGTGTTGATTTTGTTTTTGACGGAGCAACAGAAGTGGTTGAAGAAATTGTGGGTGTTTCAGATAATGAATTGTTTACATATCAACTTCCAACACAAACAGGATCTTTCGAAGAAACAATAAACTTCAACCGTGACGCGGGAACAATTTTTTACACTCAGACGGTAAACGTTATGTTAAACAAATTAAGCGCCCCAAAGCGTCTTGAATTGCAAGGTGTTGCAACTACTCGCGTTATTGTATTTGTAAACGATACAAACGACAATTGGTGGGCGGTTGGTTACGAGTACGGAGCAGACCTTTCTACTGCAACAGCAGGAACAGGAACGGTTTTGGGTGACATGAACGGTTTCACTTTAGCGTTCACTCACGAAACACCGAAGCGCGCTTACAAATTAGCTGGCGCTCCTGCTGACATTAACTAATCAAAAAACTTTTACACATAGAGGAGCAACGCGCTCCTCTGTGATGTAATTTTAACGTAAAGGAACAGTTAGAATGGTTTACCTAAACACAAATACAGCGAATCAATACGCGTGGCTTTCGTTAGACGAAGGACGTGCCTATTTCAACGTTGCCTTTACTCACTATCTGCTTGTCATGACTTACGAAATGACAGGTGAACAACTCGCGCAAGTGGTCGAAGTAATAAACGAGAACGAACGCGTGACTAAAATAAGACTTACCACCGTTGGTTTGGTCGATGCAGGTCGTTATCATTACGAAGTGTACGGACAAAACAGCAGCAGCAATATAGATCCTACCAACGCTTCCGTCGTTGGATTGATTGAAAAGAGTTTAATGATACTTCAAGACGGAACTATTTTCTTTGACGTTTCTTCACCGACAATTCCTGTCGATGTAATTTATACAGGTGCATAACATGAGCAACATTCAAGCAATAAATCTTTCGGCATACGAACCAGTTGAAGCAATCGAGAAAGAGAATCGCGCGGGTTGGATTGACTACGGTTTCAACAATTTATTTCCGCAGCACCTAATCACGCTTTATTACAACAGTCCTATTCATAACGCGTTGACGAACTCAATTGCATATATGATTGAAGGGCAAGGAACAGGAACGATACTCGACAACGCTTTACAAGGCATCGCGTTCGACTTAAAGTTACAAGGTTCGTTTTGTGCTGAGGTGATTTGGTCGTTGGACTTCACTCGCATTGTACAAATCAACCACTTGCCTTTTGAGAACTGTCGCCTTGCATACGACAAAGACGAGGACGACATCACAGGAATTTTCTACTCGAAAGACTGGGCAAACACGCGAAGCAAAAAAGGAAAACCCGAATTTATTCCTGCGTTCAATCCGTCCATTGCACAAGAACAACCAAGACAAGTAATTTACGCGCACGGAATGATGGCTGGTTCTTCGTACTACGCGAAGCCAGACTACTTCGGTGCGTTGAACTACGTTGAGTTGAGTTACCAAATGGGACTTTACCACGTTAACAATATATTAAACGGATTATTTCCTTCGTTTATCATTAACTTTTTGAATGGTATTCCGCAGAAAGAAGAACGCGAGGCAATACGTCGTGAGTGGGAAACAAGATTGAGCGGAGCAAGTAATGCTGGTAAGTTCTTGATGACGTTCAACGAGGATCCTGCACGCGCTCCACAAATCGAATCGTTTCCACTTAGTGACGCAGATAAGCAATATCAGTTTTTATCAGAAGAAACAGCGAAGCAAATTATGGTTGGACACCGCGTTGTGTCACCATTGATTCACGGCATACGCGACACGACAGGATTCGGAAGCAATAAAGACGAAATGGTTGTTGGTTTGGAGATCTTCAACAACCAAGTAATCAAACCATACCAAAGAATTATTGAACGTGTTTTCACTCCTATTTTAGGAGAGATAAACATCGAAATGAACTCGCCATTCAACGATGAAGTTGTTGTTGTTCAACCAACGGTTCAAACTGCTGAATTAAAAAAAAAAGTAGTTGCTGCTGAGAATGATTTTTCAGACGAACAAGGTCGTGTTTGGATTAACGCACTAAAAGAGAAAGGTGAAGTTGTTGATTTGAACGAGTGGGAATTGTTGAGCGAAGAAGACGTTACAGACCCACACAACGAAGCTAATTTCAGACAGGAATACATGAGTGTTCGCGATTACGCAAACGCTGATGAAAGGTCTCCATTTGGAGATACAGGACTTTATAAATTAAGATACGCTTACTCGCAGAACTTAAGCGAAGATAGTCGTGAGTTTTGTCAAGAAATGGTCGGTTTATCACAATCAGGATTGTCATTTCGTTTTGAAGACATTGAAAAAATGAGCAAAGACCCCGACATTAATCCAAACTTCGGACCAGGCGGTTCAGACACTTACGATATATTTATTTGGAAGGGTGGCGCGTTTTGTCATCACTTTTGGAAGCGTCAAATTTATATCAGAAAAAGAGATTCGCAAGGTCGAATACTTCCAAACAACGGACTTGAAAACGACAAGCGAGTGGGTAACAATCCATTTGTACCGCAAAAAGGCAGAGAAGGAATTGCACCAATAGACACACCCTCACGAGGTTCACTTAAATACTCATAAAAAATGGCACTACAACCCGAAGTTCTTTTAATAGACGAAAATTATATCAAGAAATATACTTGGATTAACGGAAGCGTTGATCCTCTTTTAATGTATCCTGCTATTTATTTAGCGCAGGACAAGTACGCACAACTATATCTTGGTACTGACCTTTACAATCGCATCAAAGAAGACGTTGTGAACGACGACATTACGGGCGCATACGCAACCCTTCTGGACAATTACTTGCGTCGAATGATTATGTGGTGGACTATGTACGAAGTCTTGCCTCATTTGTACGTTAAGACAGACAACGGAAGTTTAGTAATTCGCACAAGCGAAGACACTCAACCTATCTCACAAACCGACTTGCAGAACTACCGCGACCAAGCGCGTCAACAAGCTATGTTTTACACGCAGCGAATGGTTGACTTTTTGTGTCAGAACTCGAGCGACTTTCCCGAATACACGACGAACACAACGAATCAAATATGGTCGCAAACAAATGTATATCCGTCGAACGCTTTTGAGATTAGCGACGGACGCGACAGACGACCTTACGAATACAGAAGACCGGGCTTAGGATGGATTAGATAACTAAAAAAAAACACATGGCTACAAGGGGCAGAAAGAAAGACATGGTAAAGCAAAAAATTTACGAAGAGAAATTCCGTAAATATCTAATCAAAAAAGAAAAACAAATAAAGAAGTTGAGCAATGAAAGTTAACGAGGAAGGATATTCACTAATCAAGAAGTTTGAAGGTTGTCGATTGAAGGCATACAAGTGTCCTGCTAACGTATGGACTATCGGCTTTGGAAACACTTTCTATGAGAACGGCGACCGCGTGAAAGAAGGCGACGTAATCACGCAACAACGTGCGGACGAATTAGCAAAGTTTATCATCGATCAGTTCGCTGTTTCGATTGCTCCGTTCATTTTGAAACCGCTCAACGATAACCAATTCAGCGCGTGTGTTTCGTTAGCGTACAATATCGGAACGGGCGGGTTCAAACGTTCGTCTGTATTCAAGAAACTAAACGTGAACCCAACAGACGCGACCATTGCCGATTCATTTCGTTTATGGAACAAGGGCGGTGGTAAAGTTCTTGCAGGATTGGTAAAAAGACGCGAAGCAGAAATACAATTATACTTCAAGTAATGAACACCGAAAACGAAATTACTTTGATACACGAACAACTTCAAGAAATGGACAAGAAGATTGACCGCATTTACAACGTGTTAATCGGTGACGACCAGATGAAAATCGAAGGTCTTGTAAGCAAGGTTCAGAAGCACGATAAGTATATTAACAACCAACGTTTACAGGTTGCGCGTTTGGGTGGTATAGCAACGGCTGCTGGTGTTGTTGGTGGTTTACTCGTTCAACTTATTTTAAAGATGATATGAAAGAAAAGTTGAAGTCGTGGTTGAATGAATTAGTCACGAGTTCAACAAAAGTTTCTTCAAAGCGAGTTATTGCTATATTTGTAGTAATTAACTTAATCGTTTTCAGTTATGTTGCGACTTTTACCATTTACATTATTCCGATTGCGATGTTCGACACACTCGCATTGTTGACAGGTGGTTTGTTTGGTGGTACTGTGATTGAAAGATTTACTAAATCAAAAGCAAATGACAAAGGAACTAACGACAGCACGACAGATAGCAGCGGAGATATGTAGTAAGTTTTCAGAAACACCTTCGCTCACGTTAGCGAAAAAGTTGTTTACTGAATATCCAGAAGTCTATAAAAACACCGAACACGCGAGGTCTTTAATTCGTACAATTCGCGGAAAGAATGGCGAATTAAAAAGAAAAACCACAATAGATAAAAAATTGTTTGAAGAAAAACCACGACCACTTAATCCATTTGCACTACCTAAGTCGTACGCAAAGAAACGCAGACACGTTGAAGTGAAGGGAACGAAGTTCTTAATTCTTTGCGATTTGCACTTTCCATACCAAGACAACGAAGCTATTGAATGCGCAATAAACGAAGGGTTAAAGCAAGGGTGTGATTCAATTATTTTAAATGGTGACGCGTTAGATTGTCATATGATTAGCGACTTCGTCAAGGATCCGCGTAAGCGTAAATTCAAAGACGAACTATATTCTATTCGTCAATTCCTTGCGTCGCTTAGACACACGTTCCCGAACGCGAACATTTACTACAAAGAAGGCAACCACGAAGAACGATACTGGCGTTACATGAGAATCAAAGCGCCTGAGTTATTCGACATCGACGCGTTCGACTTTCCTTCGTTGACGCATTGCGACAAGCACGACGTGAAATGGATTGACGGAAAGAGCAAACTGAATATCGGTAAACTTTCTATCTTTCACGGACACGAATTCGGCAAACAATTCCTTCCTTCGGTCAACGTAGCGCGTGGGTTGTTCATGAAGACTAAGGTGTCCGCGCTTTGCGGACATCACCACCAGACAGCAGAACACAATGAGCGCGACGCTAACGGTAAGTTCATCACTTGTTGGGGTGTTGGTTGCTTATCTGAATTATCTCCTGACTACAACCCTTATTCGAAGTACAATCACGGGTTCGCAATAGTTGAGAAAGGCACAAATGGAAGTTACAGCGTTAAGAATCACCGCATACACGAAGGAAAAATCTTATGAACAGAAATATACTCGCAGCAATCTTGCTATTTATCGGAACATCGATTCTTTGGTTGGTGATTTGTTGGAACTTATGGGGACGACCTGTTGCAAATAATACAACAACTGAAATTCAGAAACAAGATAGCGTCATAAACTACAACGCTGGCGAATATGACCGGTTACTTCAAGAACAAATTGAACTTTACAAACAACTTCGAACGTATGAAGATGCTCAATCTACAGCCAAAACCACCTATCAAAGAACTCGTTCTGCTATTGTTATTCGAGATACTATTTATAGGGTTGATGTTATCCGTTTGGTGAACTCCTGCGATAGCGTTATTGCTTCCGATTCGCTCGTTATTAACAACTTGAAAGAACAATTAAACATTGAAGCGAGAAAGATTGACAACTTGCAAGAAGTGGTCGTTGCTTATAAACAGAAAGAAGACGTGTTGACCGAAGAAATTAACACTTTGAATGCTGATAAAAAGAAATTGGAGAAACAAAAAAAGCGCAGAAACCGCGCCTTAGTTGTAACATCGTCCGTCGCTATTTTGTCGACGTTTGTTCTGTCAATTTTACTTTAGATTCTGGAATATAAAACTTCATTGAGAACTGGATTGCTTCGCTCAGAAATATGTTGCGACTGTTCTCACCTCGTTTCTCATCAATCTCGTTCCACAGGTCCTTGTGGAGATAGACACATATTCCTTTTTTAGTTTTGCTCTGCGCCATTTTCTTCTTTTGTTTTAGACATCATTGAACCTATCATAAGCGCTAAGTAGATTTTCTCTTTCGCGTTTAAGTCTTTCCGCTGAGAAAGTTCCAGAAGAATATCTCCGAGAATCTTTCCTTGTTGGAAGTAGGTTGCGATTGAATTAACGATTTCTCGTTCGCGGTCGTAAGTCATTTTTAAAGACTCATAAAGTGGTGTGTTTTTCATTATGCTAAATTATTAAATTGTTTTTATCCTACAACATATTGTCCATAACTTGGATTGAGTTCGAAGTACATTCGCATCATAATAGCGTCGGCAACGTCGGGAGAAATTCCTTCGCGGTTCTTGATAACGTCTTTGGGTGTTACCATTAACTTTCCGTCCACGTCAGCGCGGTGTCGTTTAATCATTTCAAGCTCACGAACGATTTGTTCTTTGCGCGTACTTGATAAGATTGTGACTTTGTTTTCTTCGACGTATTGCGCCAACTTATAGTAACATTCGCTTTTCAGATTTTGGTATTGTGGGTGCTTTGGTTTAGATCCGTTGACAAACCCGCGACACTTTAAGAAGTCGACAACACCACCACCAACTCCGTCTTCGTCACACACTACGTCTTGAAGCAAAATTGAATGCTGTTGACAGGTTAAGCGAACTTTGTTGACGACTTCATCCAACGCTGCACGATTCATTTCAATTATGTCGATGATAGTTAGACCTTCCCAAACGCAAATGATTGTTCTGTCCTTTCCAAAACGCGCTATGTCGGCTGTGATATACTTCTTTCCTTCATTGATTACTTCGTTGCGGAACATTCGAAGAAGGTTCTCCGTTTGGAATAACTTGTCGCTGTCGTCGTCAAACTCCCAGTTGCCTTCTAAAAGTCTTTTGCGGTCATACTCAGGAAGTCTTCGTAACGATTCAATATAAGCAACAGGAAGGAATGGATTGTCCTGCGGTAACGCTTGCACGAAGGCGCGGTGTGAAGGCAATTCGTTCCTGTTGTTCTTTATGTAGAACTCATTGTACAACCAACCCTTCGCAGGATTGCAGGACAAGAAACCTTTGGGAATAAGACCGAACTCGTTCAACTTGTAACGGCATCTGGAGTGAACAATGCTGACCGCCTTTGCGGTTACTTCAGAACACTCGTCAATGAAGTAGTCTGTGATTTCTAACGATCCGAGTGAATTGAAATTTACATCGGACGGATAAGCGAATAAGTCTTTCAAAACTATTTCGCTTCCGTTAAAAAACTTAATCACGTTGGATTGTCCGTTGAAGGTGTAGTGTTTGTTTGCTATCAATCCAAACTCCTCAGCCGTTTCAAAGAACGTGTTTAAGGTCGTCTTTTTTAAAGTGTCTAATTTGCTACGTCCAATAAGCGAACGTGTCCCTGCGTACTTCAAACGTCGCTGTATCTGCCACATACAACCGAACTTCGTCTTACCACCCCCTGCCGCGCCACCATACAACAACTGCTCAACGATGCTATCGGTGTTCAAATAGTTCAACGCTTCAATCTGACGCGGTAGGTATGTTGGTTTATAAGGTGTCATAAAAAACTAAAAATATGTTCAATAACTGGAAGTGTCCAACCGTCACCAAGTAAACTACCAGCTTTTGCAGTTGTTAAAATATCGCAATAGTTATCTGGAAAACCTTGCAATCGACACATTTCAATTTTGTTTACTGTTCTTACTTTTTGTTCTTCTTGAATTAAAGTAATCATTCCAGTAGTTGAATTTCTGTGTAATAGATATTCTTGTTTTGCATTTGCAGTTTTACCACTACCAGTATTTAAACAAGTATGTTTATCAGTATCTACATAAACTAAAGACACACCAAATTTTTCTCTCCCCTTTATATATTCTTGTGCTTTAATAGAATATTTGTCTTTATGACCAAATGATTTTTCAGTTTGTTCTAATAAAGTTTTTGATTTAACTCTTTTAACATAACCATTTGTAATAATATCTTTAAACATTATGCCTCTATCTTTTGGTTGTGGAATATCAGTTGTAATATCAAACATTGTTTTACTTGTTTTTATATTACTCCAATAGTAACGATCTCGTAATTGAGCAGTTACTAAACTTGAATTGATACGACAAGGATAAACACCTAAAGCGCGGCTCATTATTCCAACGTCTAATTTATTTGCACTTCCTACATTTTCTTGCAAAAACAAAACTTTTGGATTTAGTTTTTTTATATGTTCTAAAATGTCTACAAATACAAAAAATAAACTACTTCTACTACCATTTATTCCTGCTCGTTTTCCTGCTGCACTCAAATCTTGACACGGAGAACCGCTTAAAACTAAATCAATAGTTTTCCAATCAATGTCCCATTCCTTCCATTTAGTGACATCGCCAACTTGTATAGTATCTGGAAAGTGGTGTTGTGTTAATTCTATTGCATAGGGCTTTATTTCACTTGAATAGTATTTGTTTACTTTAACACCTACGTTTTCAAGTGCCTGTCTGCCTGTATTCATTCCGTTAAATAAACTCAATACATTCATTGCTTACTCAAATATAATTTATACAACTCACGCATACCTTCGAATTGAATCGATTCTTTCAACAACATTCTTTTGCGGTCACTCATTCGCTCAACCATTGATTGAACGAGCTGTTGTTCGAAATAGATGTTCTTCTTCGCGTTTGCTTTGCACAGGCGGTATTCTTCTTCGGTGAAGGTGTCAGCGTTTATTATCTTGCTTTCTTCGAGCCAACGCATAAGCGACACCGCACGAATCTCGATGACCGTATATTTTCCTTTCTTATAATTATGCAAGTCTTCTGCTAACATCCTTCTCCAGCTGTCGTCATTAATAGCCATTTCTTTCTCTTTTAATTGTTTTGATTGTTCCTCTTTTGATTCCGCGATTTCATTTTGAATTTGTAGATTTGCTTTGTCTCGATGTGGTTTGTAATGGGTTAGAACGTCACCAATAAAAACCACGCTCAACGCTCCGAAGTGTTCGCACTTTTTACTCAGTTCATTCGCTGCGTTTAGTTCGAACGCTAAGTTGAAGTGTTCGAATGTCACCCAACGGAAGTGTTTGCCTATGAACTCATGCAACATCTGGAGTAGTTGCGCTTCGGGTAACGCGATGCCGTACATGGCGCACACCTTAGAACACAACTTTACGAACGCAGGTAGTTCGTAATCGGCAACGAACGCGCTTTCACGTTCTGCACGATCAATCCTTTGTGTAGTTGTGAGCGTCGTTGTAGATGCGCTGCGCAGCATCGGAATCGAATTTTCCATTTTTGATTTTAGTGTTTTGGTTTGTAGTTACAAATGTAGTTAAGTCCCATTTACGAACCGCAGCCTTCCAATCTTTCATTGCGTTGCGTCCAACCTTCCAACCGTTTGCTTCGTAGTGTGCATGAAATTTCTCTGTAAACGCAAGCGCGTCTTTGTCGCTAAGTTTCTCACAGGCGTAGTCGTATATCTCGACAACCGTTGGTTTCTTAAATGGCGACTTCTTTTCTTTTGCGATTAGCGTAGGTGCTGTTGGAACGGACAAGCCAATAAGTAAGTCGTTTATCTTTTGTTCCTGTTCCTTCATTGCTGATTCAAGAATCTCGATTCTCTTTTTGAGTTGTAAAATTAGCATCATTTTATTTTTTAGTTAGTCCCAACCTTCACCTTTTGCGTCGTCGTCTGCGTCGTCCCATTCCTGACAATCGAAACACACTTTGATTTCTCCGTCTTCGTCAACGTGTTCGTATGCGGTGTCCCAGTCTTCGAGTTGTTGGTCGCGCAATACTTCGTCAACGCGTTCTCCGAGTTCTTTGCTTTCGCAGTTCGGACAAAAGATTAATTCACTTTTCATTTTTTTAGTTGTTTTTTAAGTTTGATTTCTTTTTGATGTTCTAAATGCTCGACAAATTTAGTATAAAACTTCATAGGTTTAGCATAACCCATATCATTTAAGATGTAACAGATGCGCTCAACGTTGGCTGCGTAGTTCCTGTCGCACTCAATTTGCCAGCTCACCTGCTTCACTCCGTGCATTACTGTCGCGTGATCCTTGCCGTAATGCTTCCCTATTGATTCGTAGCTTTGCAGGTAGCAAGGACGAATAAGAAAGAATATTACTTGTCGTGCCGTTACAATCTCACGTCGTCGCGTTGGTGTGTACAATTGCTGTGAAGGTATTCCAAGAACAGAACAAGTAATATCTTCGAGTGCTCACCAAAACATTTCTCGTTCATTCTCCAGTTCCTGTTGAATCTTTATTTGCTGCGTCGTTAATCGTTCGTAGCGTGGTGTGAGCATGAGCCACAATGTTTCGAAGCGTTCCATGTGTCTAAAAGGTATCATGTCAATCATCTCTTGTCTAATCTGCTCGTTAGTCATTCTCTTCGTTTATTAATTTGGTTGGTGTAAAGGTGCTGAATACTTCTTCGCGAGAAAGACCTGTGTGAAGGCAAATGTTGTTGAAGTCTTTGATTCTCATTCGCTCTGGATGCGTAACGTAAAGCCTTGCCGTTGGATCGCTAATTCTAAGAACATTCTTGAAGTTAGCCATTGTCTTGAAGTTTATCTTGACAAGGCGACCGAACGGAGTTTTATAAATTGCTTTATTCATTTCTTCAATAGTGGTTTAATCAACTGCTCTTTCTTCTTGTTGTCGTCGTGGTTCGTTCCTCTCAACTCAACGTTGTGTTGCTTAACCAAACGTGCAATGCGTGTGATGTTGTCCGCGCTGACGTACTTTCCGCTTTCATACATAGCAAAGAAGTTGCTTGTTATATCTTTGCGTTCGTCGAATTGTTGTTCCCAAACTTTCACGCAAAGCGCTTTATTATTGTTGCGGAGAAATTTGTACTTCTTCAGTAGTTTCTCAACGCGGTTTTCAAGTGTTACTAATTTTTTCATTGTGTTTTGATTGTATGGTTTTTGAAATTAGAGAGGGTATATTTCAACCCTCTCATATTAATTTAGAACGGCATATCGTCCGTGTCGTCCGTGTCGTCCGTTGACTGAACTAAACCGCTTTGTTCCAACATTGCCTTCGCTTTGTTCATTTGATCCGCAGCGCGGTCTAAACGTTGGCTAAATTCAGCAGAAGAACTCACTTTGTTTTGTAGCCACTCTGGAAGCATCTTAAAACGAAGGTCGAAGTCTTCGCTGTCATAGTCTAAAAGAAACGCGCTGTTAACTTGTGGTGGGCAAACCATTCCTTTAGCAAGTGGTGAAGCTCCTTTCAAGTCTGCGTAAGTGCGTCCTGTGTTTGCGGTGCGGTGCATTACGCTCACCATTGCTTCCTTGCCGAGCAAAGTACCAATGTCGAATTTAGACGCGTCAGAATCACTCATTGCTTTTCCAAGCCAAGATTGAACGAAGGCGCGTAATCCACTCTTTTCGTGCATCGACAATGTAAAGTCGCGTCCAATTGAGAACGGTTGTTCGCCTTTGCCGAAGTCAGCGGTTTCCAATGGTAGTTCGAACACCAATCGAACTTTGTTAACGAGTTTTTCTTCACCTTGATAGGTGTCGACGATTGTGCCGATGTGAATGATTTGGTAGCAGCGTGCTACGTGTGTTCCTGCAGGTACTGTTTGACCTCCGCCGTTGTTTGTTTGTTGGGCAATGATGCTCATGTTGTTGTTTATTTGGTTGTTATTAAATGAATTCAAATATGTTTCGAACTTTATAGCGAGTTCGTGGTCGCTTTCGATGTGTCGCAACTGGCTGTCGTGAATGTCCGACTGCTCGTTGATTCGCTTGAAGTAACCCATTATACTTTTTCGTCAAACATTTCTGTGTCAAAGTGAAATGATATTCCGTCCTTTTCAAGTCTTACAAACTCAAGGTCGAAGTTTGGTTCATCTTTTCTCCAGAAGCGACCACGCAAATGAATGGTGTACATATTGTCTTGATCGTCAATAAATACAAGGTGTTGTTTTTCATCAACGTCAAACCATCCTGTTTCTTCTTCGTGGTAGTTTAAAGCAATTGATTTGATTCTTTCGTTGAGCGTGTTCATATCATCTTTGGTAAAGCAATAAGAAACGCGTGGGCAATAAAATGATTTCATAGTTATTTGATTTTAGTGGTTACAAATATATTCAATTAGTTCATCGTTCCAACGCGCTTCTGAAAGTTTTTGACATTTCTCAATGTTGGCCGACACCTCGTTGTGTGTTAGCTTGTATGCGTTAGCAGACGAATAAACACAAATAAAGTTAGATTTCTTTTGGTGGTGGTGTTGGTAGTTCTTTGAAAGTCGCTGAATCAAGTTTGTTGAATACTCGTTCAAGTTGTTCAATTCGCGCTTGATAATAATCATTCCAATCCAATGTTCCAATTCTCTTATCACCCCAATAGTTTTGTGCGATAACGATTGCATCTTTAATTTCTTGAATGTCTTCTTCGAAAAGGAATGGAGTTGCGTAATAGTGTTTTTCATTGTTCATTTTGTTTTAGTTTTTAGATTTCTTTTGTTTCTAAGATTGTTGTTCTTGGTGTGAACGTAGCAGCCTTTTCAAATTCTTCTTTGGCTTCTTCGTATGTCTTTTTGTTGGCAACGTAAAGTCCGTCAACTCTAACCCAATAAATTGTTTCGTTGTACTTTACTTCTTCGATTAGTTCTACTTTCATTTGTTTGTTGTGTTTGGTTGTTGTTCTAAGATTCTTGTTTGTTCGTCAATCGTTCCTGCGATTAACATTTCTGCGAATAGGATTGCGATGTAGAGTAGTTGTTTTTTCATTTGATTAATTATTGATTTGTACAATTTCGATTTCTATCTCTGGCTTATTGCCTTCGCAAGATGCGTAGTACATATCCTCGCGTACTTCAAGTGAAAGGTCGGAAGCGTGTTCCATTAAGCAATTGATTGCTTTGTTTTCGTCATTAAATTCGTAAGACCAATCAATTCTTATTGGTTGACCTGCGATGTGTGTTGTTTTTGTTACTTGGTACATAGCTTTGATTTTTATTTGGTTTTAAGTAAATTGATTTGAACATCTATAAGTTCTATTTCAATAAGTAGCATTTGCTGAAGAGAAGTAAATGAAATGCGATTTAATGCATCTTGACATTTCTCTTTTTCTAATTCAAGTTCTTGAATCTTTTCACAGATGAAAGATTTTGATTGTGGTGTTAATTGCTCCATAATTGTTTTGTTTTTGTGTATCTTTATTTGTTATTTAGATTCTCTGATATTGCCTATTAAACACTTATGTTCTAAAGTTGCTTTGTAGTATTTAGAATCATCGCAGTTATAAAATTTAATAGTGTATTTTTCACCGCGCTTTGTAAATAATAGATTATTGCTAATTGTTGATTTAGTAATTGCTTCTAATCTTTCTACAATTTTAGAAATGTAAATTCCTTCCTTGCTTAATTGAGTTGTAATTGTTGCGTTCATTTTGTTTATCTTTGGTTTGTTGAGTACGAAAGTATGCTAACTTTTCCGAAAGTCAATACATAAAATGAAAATAAATTGAAAATAATTTCTAACTAATTGAAAATGAACGTAAAAACTTTTAAGAAAACGTATAAAAAAAGCGCAACAAAGCGTAAAGCAGCACCTGAATCTGAATCGAACCAACAAGAAATTGTAATTAAGTATCTTCGTTTAGCATATCCCGATGCTCTTTATTATGCATCAGCTCTGCTGCTGGAAGCAAGCCAAAGCTTCCTTAGTTACATCAAACTTACCGCCAAGAGTGTAGGCGGGACGTG